AATGTCGTTTTCGCGGCATTTCCTTTTATTTTTCCGTGAAAGGAGCTTTGTCGATGTTGGAGAGCAGCTTTCAATCAAAGCTGATCAAAGATCTGAAAAAGAGACTCCCTGGATGTGTCGTGATTAAAAACGATGCGAGCTATATTCAGGGCTTTCCGGATCTGACCGTCTTCTACAAAGACAAATGGGCTGTTCTGGAATGTAAGAAATCAGCAAAAGCTAAGAAGCAACCGAACCAAGAGTATTACGTTGATACATTAAATCGAATGTCATATTCCAGCTTTATCTATCCTGAAAATAAGGAGGAAGTGTTGAATGAACTTCAACGGGCATTCGGAATATGAAGGTCAACACGCTTTTCTTAGCGCGAGTAACTATCATTGGATTAACTATACCGATGAAAAACTGGTAGATACATATTCTAAGCATTTGGCCACTTTGCGTGGAACCATTATGCATGACTTTGCTGCACAATGTATTCGGCTTGGGCAAAAGCTTCCCAAGTCTAAGAAGACTTTGAATATGTATGTTAATGATGCTATCGGCTATAAAATGATTCCCGAACAAATTCTGATGTATTCAGAAAATTGTTTTGGAACCGCCGATACCATCAAATTCAAAGACGGGTTCCTTCGCATCCATGATTATAAGAGCGGCGAGACTAAGGCTAGTATGAAACAGCTTTGGGTATATGTCGCTCTTTTCTGTTTGGAATACAAAGTAAAACCCGGAGATATCGAAATTGAATGTCGGCTGTATCAATATGACGACTACGAAGTCAGTAGACCCACAGCTGAAGATATTCTACCTATCATGGATAAGATTGTTCGATTCGATAAAATAATCAGAAAAATCAAAGAACAGGAGGGCTAATAGCTTATGAATCCCAACGAAGAAGATTTAATGCACTATGGCGTCAAGAGACGCTCTGGTAGATATCCTTGGGGTTCAGGCGATAACCCTTATCAGAGAACTGGCGATTTTTTAAGTCGCGTTGCCGAACTCGAAGGTCAGGGACTCGGCGAAAAAGAAATCGCTAAAGCGCTTGGTTTCGACTCCACTACCGATTATCGATTGGAAAAGAAGTATGCGAAACATGAACGAAGAGAGCTTCAAGTGGCAAGAGCAAAATCTTTGCAGGCAGATGGTCTCAATCCGAGCCAGATTGCTAGAGAGATGGGCTTTGCTAATGAATCCTCTGTTCGATCCTTACTCAATGATAATACGGCAGCTAACAAGAGTAAAGCCAAAGTAACTGCCGAGATTCTTAAGAAGGAACTCAAAAAGAAAGGTATGCTTGATGTTGGTGCCGGTGCGGAAAGGGAGCTTGGTGTCTCTGATGGCGTGCTGGAAGAAGCGCTATTCATTCTTCGTCGCGAGGGCTATCAGGTCCATGGCGTAGGCATTCCTCAGGTAACTAATCCTGGCAAGCAGACTAATGTACCTGTTCTTTGCGCTCCCGAAGTCACTCAAAAAGATGTATATCAGAATCGTGATGCCATCCAGTCTATTGGAAACTATCATTCCCTTGATGGTGGTAACACATACACCGAAATTAAATACCCAGCTAGTATTGATTCTTCCCGTGTTCATGTTCGTTATGGAGATCAGGGCGGTATCAATAAAGATGGTGTTATCGAACTTCGTAGAGGTGTTGCCGATTTAGACCTTGGCAATTCGCACTATGCTCAGGTTCGTATCCTTGTCGATGGGACTCATTATCTGAAAGGCATGGCTATGTATTCTGATGATATGCCTGACGGAGCTGACATCGTCTTTAACACAAACAAACACAGCGATGTTCCAAAGAAGGATGTCTTTAAGAAAATTAAAGATGATCCCGATAATCCTTTCGGCGCACTCATCAAAGCTCAGGGTCAGAGCACTTATCGAGATGCTGACGGTACCGAAAAACTTTCTGCTATCAATAAACTGAAAGAAGAAGGCGACTGGGATTCCATGAGCCGAAATCTGTCTTCTCAGTTCTTATCTAAGCAGCCTCTTCCTTTGATTAAAAAGCAGCTTAATCTTACCTATGCGGATTATGAATCTGAGTTTGACGAGATTTGCTCTTTGACTAATCCTACGATTAAAAAGAAGATGCTGCTCGACTTTGCCGAGACTTGTGATGGTGCGACTGTGCATCTGAAGGCCGCCGCATTGCCGAGACAGAAGACTCAGGTTATTCTTCCGATTACTGATCTGAAGGAAACCGAAATCTACGCACCTAATTATAAACAGGGCGAAACTGTTGCGCTTGTTCGCTATCCTCATGGCGGTACATTCGAGATCCCTGTGCTCACCGTTAACAACAGGAATAAGTCTGCTCGCAGTATTCTCGGCCCTAACATCCTTGATGCTGTTGGTATCAATCCTAAAGTTGCCGAAAGACTTTCTGGTGCTGACTTTGATGGAGATCAGGTAGTTGTAATTCCGACTAACGATAGAGTCCGAATTAAATCTACTCCTGCATTGAAGGGCCTTGAGGGCTTTGATCCTAAGACTGAGTATGCATATCGAGAAGGTATGAAAGTCATGACTAAATCTGAAACTCAGAATCAGATGGGCCGGGTTTCCAATCTGATCACAGACATGACCCTTAGGGGTGCGCCAGAGAGTGACATCGTTCGTGCTGTTCGTCATTCGATGGTCGTCATTGATGCCGAGAAACATAAGCTCGACTATAAGCGTTCTGAAAAAGAGAATGGTATCGCCGAGCTTAGAACTAAGTATCAGACTAGAGTCGACATAGATGGCAACATCAAAACTGGCGGTGCTTCAACCCTGATCTCCAGAAAGAAACAGGACATTCGAATTAACGAACGTCAAGGCAGTGGTGTTATTGATCCTGAGACTGGTAAGATTGCTTATAAAGAATCTGGCAGACTCTATAGGGATAAGAAAGGTAATTTAACCCCCGCTACTACTACAGTCAAGCTCATGTCTGTTACTGAAGATGCTCGTGATCTGTCATCTGGACACCCGAAAGAGAATGAATACGCCGACTATGCTAACAAAATGAAGTCCCTGGCTAATCGTGCTCGAAAAGAATACAAAGCTACTGGCGGCCTGAAATATAGTAAGGATGCTCGGGCTGAGTATGAAGAAGAGGTGGTTAGCCTGCTTTCTAAGTATAATGTGGCTGCTATGAATGCTCCTAGAGAACGTAGGGCGCAGATCATTGCTAATTCCCAGGTTAAGGCTAAGATTCAAGACAACCCGGATATGGATAAGAAAGAGATCCGTAAGGCTAGTCAGATAGCTATCAATAATGCTAGAGCGTCTGTCGGTGCTAGTGGTAAGAACTCCCGTATTTCTATCTCTGATAGAGAATGGGAAGCCATACAGGCCGGTGCTATCTCTGATACGCAGCTTACTAACATTCTGCGATATGCTGATGCTGATGCTGTTAAACAGAGAGCACTTCCCCGTACAACTACACAACTATCCCCGGCCCGCATTAGTAAAATCAATGCCATGGTGGCATCCGGCTATACCAACGCAGAGATAGCTGAGAGCCTTGGCGTATCTACATCTACCATAGCCAAGTATACCAACGCCAGCTAAAAAAGAGGTGAACAACAGCAGTGGCGAAGTGTGCGTTAACTACTCACGACAATCCGTATGATCCATTTGATCAGTTCGATCAATGGTACAATTATGATCAGGATAAAGGTTACTGTTCTTGTTCTTTTTTAGCAAGAGTTGCAAGAACTTCTGATCAAATGACTGATGAGGAAAACGAACAAGAAATTGAAAGAGCAATTGATGAAATTATTAAATATGATTTCAAAAATATTTATGAAAAAAGAACTCTTTCAACTGATGATTCCTGAGATCTTCTCAGTCCCTGCTTAGCGACATAGGGGGGGGTCGCATTTTTCACACCCCCTCCTTCATCGCGCTGGTCTTTGGAAATTCCCCGGGGGGATATTTTCGAAAACCAATCCCCTATTTCCTATATAACACTTAAACGAGCCTATAAGGTTTCCTCACTTCCTCCATTTGGTTTTTCTCCTTTCAACCAGAAATATCTCCAACTGTCTACGCCCTTGTAGGCTCCTTTAAGTGTTATATATCTACTATAAAAGTCTGGTTGTCAGACGAAAAAGTTCCCTACAAGTAGCTGATAACAGTTGAGAGGAGGCGGTAAACGTGGGGGAATCTAAAAGCGAAAAAACTAAAAAGAGTTCCAAACGTTATCGTCCACCACTCACTTTAGAATCAAGCGAGAATCAGATGATTGCGTTGGCTACTGAAATGGCAAGAGAGCAGATAATTAACCGAACAGCATCTTCTCAGGTGTTGGTACATTATTTGAAGCTTGGTACTGTTAAGGCCCAACAGGAATTGGAGATCCTTAAAGCTAATACAGAACTTGCCAAAGCTAAAACCAGGAGCATTGACAAAGCTCAAGATGATGACGAGATGTATGCAAGAGCTATCGAGGCTATGACCAGATATAAGGGGTCTGAGTGAGTTATGATTAGAACTTATTCAGAACTATGTTTGCTCGGCACATTCGAGGAACGATACCGATATCTTCGGCTTCGAGGTAGAGTGGGGCAAGAGACTTTTGGCGTC